CCGGCAATCGCGGCGACCCCCTCGAGCAGGCCGAGAAGCGGAACACCGCCTGGAGCGAGGCCGGCTACAAGCGCCTCTATCTGTCGACCCCGGGGATTGCTGGCATGTGCCGGATCTCGGCGGGATACGAGAAGAGCGATCAGCGCCAGCTCTACGTCGAGTGCCCGCGCTGCGAGCTGTGGATCACCCTGATCTTCGACCAGCTCGAGGAAGCGGGCGAGGAGATCGTCCACCGGTGCCAGGCGTGCAAGCATGAGATTCATCAGCACGAGCGAGACGCGATCGTCGCCGCCGGGCAGTGGGTGCCGTCGTTTCCGGACGAAGAGCATCCCCCGACCACGGTGCTGACGCGGGACGAAGTTGACAGCTGGCGCGATCGCGACTGCGGCCGCCGCGACCACGGTTACTACGTGACGCAGCTGCACAGCCGGATGGTCTCCTGGGAGGACACCTATCGCGGCTGGCTCAAGGCGGAGGGCAACCCGGAAGCGGAGAAGGTTTTTACGCAGCAGGTGCTGGGCGTGGCCTGGGAGCAGGAGCGCGACGCCCCGGGCTGGGAATCGCTGATGCTCCGCCGCGAGGACTACCAGCTCGGCCAGATCCCGCCAGGCGCATTCGTGCTGACGGCCATGGTGGACGTCCAGGGCGACCGCCTCGAGTGGGCGGTCTACGGCTGGGGCGTCGGGATGTCGGCGTGGCTGGTCGACGTCGGCGTCATCACCGGAGACCCGGGCCAGGACGAGACCTGGGACGAGCTGGACGAGACGCTCGTCGGGCGCACCTACCCGGATGCGAACGGCGCCCTCTGGCCCATCGACGCACTCGGGATCGACGCCGGCTACATGAGCCACATGGTCTACCGGTTCGCCCGAGCCCGGCGCCGTGAGCGCGTCTTCGCCCTGGACGGCCGCCCGGGGCATACGCACCCACTCATCGGAGCGCCAAAGCGCCAGGCGGTGTCGTGGGGAGGGAAGCGCATCGGCTCGGTCCTGCTCTGGCCCACGGGCACCTGGCCCGCGAAAAGCTGGGTCTACGCCAGCCTGCGGAAGACGGTGGAGGGTCCGGACGACAAGGACCGCTGGCCCACGGGTGCCTGGCATTTCCCGACCGAGGTGGGCGAGGACTTCTTCCAGCAGCTGACGGCCGAGTACCTGGATGCCGTGAATCGGGGTGGCCGGATCATCCTCGAGTGGAAACAGGTCCGCCGACAGGCGAACGAACAGCTGGACCTTGCGGTCGGCGCCCTGGTGCTCGCCCACCACCTGGGTCTGGACCGGTACAAGCCCGCGGACTGGGAAGACGTCGCGAACACCCGGGGGATGCCCATGGTCACGGCCTCCGAGGCCGAAGAGAAGACCGACCCGCTTCATCGCCGCGGCCCGACGAAGACCGCAGCGTCCGAGCTCCGGCGCGGCCGTCATCGCCGCCGCCGGCGCACCCTGACCAGCCTCCGGGGGAAATGACATGCCGCAACCGAGCTGTGCCTGCGAGACCTGCCGGCGAATGCGCGAACTCACGGCGAAGCATGATCGCGCGCAGCAGATCCTGGAGAGCGGGGAAGGGGCGCTCTCCCTGAATGTTCACCAGGCAACCGGCTTCACAAATATCGTGATTGAAGCGGAGGACCGCGAGGGTCTGGAAGAGGCTCTCGCCATGCTCGAGGAAGAGATCCAATCGGCCCGCGGGCGCCTCGAGCGCTTCGGCCACGCCCGCCCCCGCCGGCGGAAAATCCGCAGTCGCTGGATGGAGAAGCGCTGAATGCCCACGGTAGCCGAGCTGACCGCGATGAAGGACACGCTGATCAAGCAGCGCGCGTCCGGCGTTGCTCGAACCCGCTTCGCGAACGGCCAGCAGGTGGAGTACCGCGGTGACAAGGAGATCGCAGCGGCGATCGCCGACCTCGATCGTCGAATCGGCGCGGGCGGGGATAGCAAGCGTCTCCGCCAGATCCGGACCTACTCCAGCAAGGGGCTCTGACCGTGGGCTTCGATATCCAGATCGGCCGCTTCCGCATCAGCGCCGGCGTCGCCCCGGCCTACGAGGGGGCCTCCACCGCCCGGCGGAACAAGGGCGTCTCCGTCCCCAGTACGAGCGGCACCCAGGCGGTCATCGCCAACGGGCAGGAGGCGCGAGACCGCGCCCGGCACCTGGCCCGGAACAACCCGTGGGCGAGCAATGCGGTCGAGGCCTGGGCCAGCAACATGGTCGGCAAGGGCATCGATCCTCGCAGCACCATCGAGAATCGCGACCTGCGCGAGCGAATCCACGACCTCTGGTCCGAATGGACGGAGGTCGCAGACGCCGACGGCGTGCTGTCCTTCGCCGGCCTCCAGAACTGCGTCGCGCGGAATGTCGTCGGCTCCGGCGAGGTCTTCAGCCGCCTTCGGCCCCGCCGCGATCGCCGACTGCCGGTGCCGCTGCAGATCCAGCTGCTCGAGGCCGACCAGGTCCCGTTCCACGTCACCCAGCAGATCGGCAGCAACCGGGTCGTCGCCGGGATCGAGACGAACGCGATCGGCCGGCGCGTGCGCTACCACATGTACCGGGCACACCCGTCCGATCCCCTCGGGATGCGGGATGGTCGCATCGTCCAGGTCCCCGCCAGCCAGGTGCTGCACGTGTACCTGCCGGACCGCCCCGGCCAGATGCGCGGCGCCACCTGGTTTGCATCGGTGCTCCAGAAGCTGCTCGATGTCGACGTCTACGACGACGCCGAGGTCATGCGGAAGAAGACCTCGGCGCTGTGGAGCATTTTCATCGCGCGAGCCGCGGACGAGGGAGCAGCCCCGGCACTGAGCGGCGACCAGGAAATGATTGCCACCACCGGCGACACCGGGGAGGCGGAAGCGGGCATCGAGCCCGGGACGGTCAACGTCCTCGAGGATGGCGAGGAGCCTCACTTCGGACAGCCAGCTGATGTCGGCGGCAACTACGAGGCCTTCATGCGCTCGCAGCTGCAGTCGATCGCCGTGGGCGTCCGGGGCCTGACCTACGAGCTGCTCACCGGCGACCACTCGAAGTCCAACTTCACCGCCGGCCGGATGGGCCTGATCGAGTTCCGCCGGCGAGCTCTGGGCTTCCAGGACCAGCTGATCAATCACCAGTTCAACCGCCGGGTCTGGCGCGCGTTCCTCGAGCAGGCGGTGCTGTCCGGCCGGCTGCAGCTGAAGAACTCCGACGACTTTGAGCAGATCGTCCGGTCGGTCAAGTGGGTCGGGCACGGGTTCGAGCACGTCCAGCCGCGCGAGGACAGCGAGGCCATGGTGCGGCGGATCCGGGCCGGCACGAGCTCGCGCAGCGAGGAGGCCTCGCAGATGGGCCGGGATCCCGAGTCCCTCGAGCGAGAAATAGCGGCCGACAACCAGCGCGCCGACGAGCTGGACCTGGTCTTCGACTCCGATCCGCGCCGTGTTGCGCGGAGCGGGACCTACCAGGAAACCGGCACCACCGAACAGGAGCAGGGCAATGGCTGACCACGAGAAGGGCTTCGGCGCGGCGCAGCTGGAGATGCTGCAGCTGCTGTCGCGCGCGCCGATGGCCATGGAGCCGCGCGCGCTCCAGGCGCTGTTCGGCAGCATTCGCGCGAACAGCGCGGGGATCTTCGACGACCTGATGGGCCGCCCGGACCGTGAGCGTCCCACCGTGCCGCCGGGTGTCGCGCTGATCCCGGTCTCCGGCCCGCTGATGCACCGGAGCCTGGCCGAGAACGGCGGGCTGATGTCGCGGATCTTCGGCCTCCGCACCTACACGAACCTGTGGCAGTCGATCGAGGAAGCCCTCAACGACGACGGGATCCAGCACGTGGTCCTGGACGTCAATTCCCCCGGAGGCGCCGTCAGCGGTCTGTTCGAGATCACCGACGCCATCTACAACGCCCGGGGCCGCAAGCCGATGACGGCGCTGGTGGACGAGCAGGCCACGTCCGCGGCGTACGTCATCGCGAGCGCTGCCGATCGCGTGCTGATCCCCCGCAGCGGGACCGCGGGCAGCCTGGGTGTGCTCGCCATGCACGTCGACGAGTCCGCCCTCAACGAGCGGATCGGGCTGGACTTCAGCTACGTCACCTCGGGTGCACGCAAGGCGGACGGCAACCCGGACGAGCCCCTCTCCGAGAAGGCCCGCGCGGATCTGCAGGCGGAGGTGAATCGCCTCGCCGGGATCCTGTTCGAGACCGTTGCCCGCAATCGCGGCGTCGATGTCGAGAAGCTCCGCGGCCAGGAGGCTGCGGTCTTCCATGGGCAGCAGGCCATCGATGCCGGCCTGGCGGATCGGGTCCAGTCCGTGCAGGAGGCTCTGCAGGAAGCCGCTCCGCCCCGCCGCCGGAATGCCCGGGCCCAGTCGTGGAATCGTTTGGTGGGCAACCGCCTTCACAAAAACAATGACCACCACTCGAAAGATTCGGACGCCCGGGAGCAGACGATGAGCTACCACCTCTCGACAGAGCTGGGCAAGGCCATCCAGGCAGCCACCACCGACGAGAAGCCGCGCGAGAAGCTCGTCGGCGAGCTCGCCGAGGCGGCGCAGATCGGACCGAAGACCATGGAGGCGGTCATCGGCGGCGAGATCGCCGGCCCGCCCGACGAGGTGCTCGCCAGCTGGGCGGGTCTCCTCGAGGTCGACGAGAAGACGCTCAAGGACGCCGCTGCCAGCGATCGCCAGGCCACCGGTGAGCAGCCGGCCGCAGCCGAGCCGAAGGGCGGCACCAAGGTCGTCGACTTCGACAGCGCCCGCGCTCGCTCCCAGGGCATCAGCTACGCGACCGAGGTCACGCAGCTCTGCAGCATCGCCGGCCGTCCGGATCTCGCTGCGGAATTCCTGCAGTCCGAGGCCCCGCTGGCCAGCGTGCGCAGTCGCCTCATGGAGGCGCGCGCGAACGAGGGCCCGGGCGAGATCGACGGGCGCACCGCCGGCGACGACGCAGACGACAAGAACGCCACCGAGATGTGGGGCCGTGTGCACGAGCGGCTCGGCGCCCGGCGGAAAGAAGGTGGCGAGCACGGCTGAACGCCCGCTCGCCGGTCCCTGAAGGAGGAGGCCGACTGTGACGACCAAGACCCAGACTCTGCCCGAGGCCGCCGGCTTCCTGTACTCGGAAGCGCCCGGCGACCGTTCGCGTGACGCCATCACCGTCAAGTCCGCCGAGGACCTGGTGGCCGGCGCCATCATCACCGGCGTCGACGGAACCGTCACGGCCACCGCCGATGCCGGCAATATCGGCGACGGCACGATGGCGGCCACTCCGGTCGGCAAGGCCGGCGTGGAGGCAGGCGACTACGAGCTCGTCGTCACCGCCAAGGTCGCTTCCGCCGGCGACTTCGAACTCCACGACCCCGACGGGGTGCTGGTGGGGACCGGAAACGTCGCCGCCGCCTTCGACAACCAGCTGGCCTTCACGCTGCAGGACGGCGGGACGGACTTCGAGGTCGGCGATCGGTTCACGATCACGGTCGAGGATCCGAAGTGGATCGAGCGGGCCGCCACCGATGTGGCCCGCGGGGTGCTGCTCGCCGACGTCGACGCCACCGGCGGAGACACCGCCGGCGTCGCGGTGGTCCGGGATGCAGTGGTCAACGATGCGGAGCTCGTCCACGTGACGGGCGCCACGGACGCGCAGAAGGCGACCGGCAAGCGCCACCTGGCGCGCGCCGGAATCGTCGCCCGCTGATCGGCGGCGCAGAAGCGACTCGAGGGAGACTGAACCATGGCAGGCATGGACGTATTCAAGGCCAACGCGTTCTCGATGATGACGCTGACCGATGCCATCAACATGATGGACTATCGTCCGGGCTTCCTCGGGTCGCTCGGCATCTTCCGTCCGGTACCGTCCCGGACCACCGTCGTGGCCGTCGAGCAGCGCAACGACACGCTCGGCCTGGTTCCGACCACCCAGCGCGGTGGCCCGGCGACCCAGCGCAACTTCGGGGCGCGCGAGGTGCGCAACTTCAACACGCTGCGGCTGAAGGAGACGGACAAGCTCTATGCCCACGAGCTTTCGGATCTCCGCGCCTTCGGCAGCGAGACCGAGCTCGAGGCGGTCGCCACGGAGGTCGCCCGGCGGCAGGAGCTGCTCACCGAAGACGTCGAGCTGACCAAGGAGCATCACCGGCTCGGCGCGGTCCAGGGGATCGTGACCGACGCGGACGGCTCCACGCTGATCGACTACTTCAGCGAGTTCGGGATCTCGCAGCCCAGCGAGATCGCGTTCGACCTGGCCAATACCACCGACCTCAACGTGCTGAAGAAGCGCGTGGCGGACAACGTCACCCGCCCGATCCGCCGGAACAGCAAGGGCCTGGTTCGCGAGAGCGACCTGATCATCGGCCTGTGCGGCGATGGGTTCTTCGACGAGCTCGAGTCGAGCCCGGTGATCTCGGAGATCATCAAGCGCAGCCCCCGGGCCCTGGAGCTCCTGCAGAGCGCGGTC